CAGTAATATTGTAGATAGTATACTTGAAAGTTACGTCTGCTGTAAAGTACTCCTGGTCAGTTTGTGTGGCGTCAAAGTTGAGAGTTGACAAATTATATGGAAAAAGATCTTTAAAGAACACTTGAAATTTTGGAACCAAATTATTACTCAAAATCTGAAGAGTTCCATCAGAGTAGATATTATCACCCTCTTGCATTTTATTAGTGGTTATAACTGCCTCTGATTCTAGATCATTAAACTGTTGAATTGATTCTGGAAATCCTAAACCACGAATCCAGTTCTGAATCTCCATGTAATTTTTAAGATCTTCATCAACTAAAAATCTAAGATTCAAATCACCAAAATCAATAATTTCTCCAGGAATTGGAATTGGTCTGAGATAATTTGGTTGAAGAGTTACTCCCAAATTTAACTCTGGAATATTTGCTTGATTGCAGAAAAAAGCAGTGGCAGGACTTCTATTTAATAAAAATTTAAATCCTGTTGGTGATAAAAAATTTCTATTCTCAATTTGTCTCGACATAATTATTCACTAACAATAGTGACGTTTGACCATCCACCATTTTTTCCTTCAGGATTATACATTAACGAATTAGCTTCGTCTTCTGTTGCGAAGGTAGTTTTTTGTGATGCATCATCAGTCCATCTACTGTTACCAGCATAATAAACAACGATGTTGCTATCAACCAAACTTGGTTTTTGAAGATAATATGCCATTTCTGTATATTAGTTTTAAATATTTAGATAAAAAAAGGACCCCATTGAGGGGTCCCAGTAAAACTCTTGTGAGTATGAATCACATGAGGTTCTTAACAGCAACACGTCTGTAGTAGCGGTTCTGGTTAACTCTGAGAGCACCACCACCAACGTTAGCACCTTCAGCGAATGGGTTGGCGACCAGACCATATCTGGTCTTAAAGCCAATCTTGGGCTGGAAGGAGTTCTCACCAACGGCACGAACCATTTGGAGAGGAACGTATGGGCAATAGAACAGACCTGCGTCATAAGGTGAAGAACCCTTATAACCAACAACGTAGTACTGGTTACCTGCACTTGCGTTAGCAGAGGTGAGGTTTGCCGAATAAGGATCGATGTAGACGCGATACTTACCTTGCAGAACACCAGCGAAGGTGTTACCAGTGTCATCAACGTTCAGGTTAGCGTTGAGTGCAGGGGTGTAATCCAGAACACCAGCCATGGTCAGTGCTGAAGCAACGTCAGCAGAGCACAGGATGATGTTGCCCTTTCCTCTACGAGTTCTTTGTGCGATTGCGTTAGCGTCGCGCTCGATTTGGAACAGAAGACCCTTGAACTTCTCAACAGACCAACGACCATTCGAGTCAACGTCGAGGTCGAAAGTACCAGCAGTAGCGGTGTTTGAAACAGCACCTTGCTCAGCAACCTTATAGATGGTTCTGATGACTTCACGGTTAATTTCAGCAAGAATCTCAGTTGACAGAATGTTTGCCAACTCAGCTTCTGCGTTCAGACCATGGATTGCCTTGAGGTCCTGTGCGAGTTCTAAGGAGTACTCTGCCTTCAGAGCTCTTGAACGTGCAGTTACGGTGACTTTCTCGATTGAGAAAGCCATCTGGTTGAATGCATTAGTACCCGTATCAAGTGCTTCAGCACTCTGGGTCTTCATGCCCTGACCAACGTTGTATCCAGTGGATACAGCAGAACCAACAGGGTTCAGAACTGAAGGGTTAGTACCTGCTTGTGAGGTAGTACCCATACCAGCAACACCATCGGTGAAGTCGGTGAGGTTGAATCCTGCGTCCTGACCAGAGAATGCGGTATCTGCTTCGTTGTAGAACGCTTCAGTACCATTCTGGTTGGTGTACTTCGAACGCATTGCGAAGATCAGTCCAGTAGGACCGCTCATTGGCTGAACACCTGCGAGGTCATAAGCGACCAGGTTAGGCATTGAACGTCTGATCAGTGAGATCAGAACGGGGTCGAAACCTGCAACAGGTGAAGCAGCAGAACCACTAAAACCAGCATTACCGGTTGAAGATGGGTCAGTGTTTACGTTTGGTTGCTCAGTCAGCATTCCGCCCTGTTCGAAGGCAGATTGCTCACGGAGGAATCTTTCTTGGTTTTCCAGCAGGACAGCGGTTACAGCTCTCTTATGAGAATCTTTGATTGACTCAAGTCCCTCATAGTTGAGGAGAGGTGCCCACTTTTCCTGCAGATGCTCTGATTGGAACATTTGCGTTTACCTTAGTGAATGTTTTTGTTTGATTTAATGTTAAATTCAGTTTTTGTTGCCAAAAGAACCCAGGGTTCTCAGGTATGCAGACATTGAATTTGAGTATGACTCATGCTGAACATCTACACCCTCAGAAAGGGTTTCGGTTTTAGCAGAGGAAGACTGTGGTTTGGAGGCGAAATACGACTCCTTCAGTGTCTCCAGCTTTTCACGATATTCTTCTTCACTTTCAAACTCAACACTTTCAGCAAGTGAGGCGAGCTTCTCTTTCTGAGTCTGTGCAAGACCTTCAGAGACTTGATCTAAGATTCCATCAGCAACCGACTCTGCGAGACGCTTGTTAAGGGAAATATTTTTCTCAATCTGCTCGTTGAGTTTTGTTTCCATGTCATCAAGTTTTTCTACCATGCTCTCAAGCACATCATATTTATCTTCAGGGATTGATACATAATGATCTTCAAAAAGACCCTTCATTCCTTCAAGGAATGATTCGGTCATTTCGGTCTTAAGACCTTGTTCAATGGCGAGTGCGTTCTCTTCGAACCACTCGTCAGAAACATATTCCAGATAAGAATCAACACGCTCAGCGAGTGACTCCTTCATTTCTTCTACTTCTTCTGCAAGAGCAGCAGCATACTGTTGCTCAAGCTCTTCCTTGATTGAAGCAACCTTCGAACTGATTGCTGCCTCAAAGATGGTTTTTGCTTTTTCTTTGAACTCTTCAGAGAGTTCTTCGCCACCGAGGAGAGCATTGACATCTTCTTCGATGTCATACTCAGCAACAGTTTCTTCCTCAGCAACTACTTCATCAGTAGTCTCTTCTTCTTCCTCGATGACTTCTTCGGTGGAGAGTTCTTCTTCTTCCTTCATTCCTTTCATTGGATCTGCTGCCTTAGCGCCTTTGTTTACAACATCCTTAACTTGCTTAAGAGTACCGCCAGGAGTCTTCAGCTTTGCTGAATCATCATCTGGACGATAGTTGTCTGGGGTAGGACCACCAAGATCCTCTACGCTACCAAGTTGAGTACCTGGATCAGACATTTTTGGCATTCCTTCTGCTGCTTTTGCACCTGCATTAACAGCAGTTTTGGATTGCTTAGTGCCTACTTCCATTTCGTGTAATTTTTTGCCACTAGACATTTGAACTCTCCGATTTACCTATGTATAATCTATATTTATTTATTAAATTACAAATTTGACAAGAAGTTATTAAACAAGTCTAATTTCTTCTCATCAAGTTGTTTTTGTGTAACAAGTGTGTTAATTTGTTTGTATGTTCTTTCAGCATACTTCTCACGAAGAATACCACCATCCCATACCCACTCTTTTCCTTCCATGATACCTTCAACGAAAGCATCAGGAGCAGAAGGATCAGCAACGATATCAGCAGCAGTTGCTAACATGAAGTCGTCACCAACAACATTGATTCCCTCTCTTGTCATTTTGAGTGAACCAATACCACGAGAGGAAACGCCAAGTTTTACACCTTCTTCAATCAAAGAAGATGCAATCTTACCCATGGGGGTATTTAAGATTTTTGCTTTACCAATAAAGTTAGAACCACTCTCTTTCAGAGAAACGATTTTGTGAGAAACACGATCAAGGTTTACAGTTGGACCATCTGGATGTCCCAGTTCTCCAAGTGCTCTACCTGCTTGAACGTGATTTTCGCTATATCTTTGAACTTCACGACGAAGAGTTTCCATAGGATACATACGACCATTACGGTTCTTGATGTTTCCTTGAAGAAAAACTCCCTCAATATACATTGATTTCTTGCCGTTCTTCTGTTCGACAAGAAACTCTACTGATTCGATTTCTTCTCTAATAAGTTTCATCAGGCCGCTCCGCTTGTTTGTACTTGTTGGATATATAACGAACCTGACCCAGTTCTGGTAACAGCAGCAACTTTAAATGATTCTCTTAAATTTGCTTCAGGTGTATTAAATGCAGTGGTTATACCAGAACTATCATGGGTAACAACAATTCTTGTATTATAGTATCCACCAACATTTGCAGTAGTGTTTACTGACTCAACTGCTTTGTGCGTGAAATCATAATATGATTGGCCACTCACAGTTAAAGATACAGTATCACCAACTGCAAAAGGAGAACCTGTTCCTTCTGGGAAATCAATGATGGTTGTAGAACCAGTAGTAACTCCCACAACTCTTTGAGAAGCTGGTTTGCTAATC